AGCTGCCTATGTTCTGGCCGGGCCGCACCAGATCACAGATGTTCGCATCGGCGCGGCATCGGTCGAGAGCGTGACGGATGTTGAGTTCGAGACGCGGGAAGGATGGGTTGGTAGCCCGCTGATCACGATGCTGCGCAGGCAGGCCAGAACCGAAGCCGTGCAGGCGGAACTGCGCGGGCATGTCGTGAGCGATGACGATGGCCGCACTCTGGATACGACCACGGGAGACATTGCCAGCGCCTTGCCGCAGGTTCAGGTCGTGGCGACCAAGACCGCGCCGGATGAACATCAACTGCAACTTATTTTCGGGCAGGGCCTGCACAGAAACGCCAGCGAGACGGCGCGGGTCCGGGTGCCTCTGAGGCTGCGGCTTCGGGCCGTTGGGGATGTGGACTGGATCAACATGCCGGAACTGCACTTTCAGGGCGCGAATATCCGACAGCTTCGCAGCACGATCCGGCTGATCTGGTCGGATGAGGTGATTGCACCTGACGCAGCATCAACCGAGGGCTATGTGGAGGCGCGCGTTGCATCGCCGGGCCAAACCGCTGCACCTGCCACCGATGATTGGGCGGCGGATGCGTATTTCGTCGGTTCTGGCGATGACTGGATGGATGCAACCAATCTCGGGTCAACTGGCGTGGCGCATGTCGCGCTGGACCGATACACCGCAGCGATCTATCTGGACCCCGCGACATTCCCGCCAGGTCGGTATGAGGTGGACATTCAGCGCGGCGCGGCTTTCCTCGCATCGGACTATCTCGCCAGCGCCTATACCGTTGACGGCGCGGTTTGGGACTTCTGGGGCTATCAGGGCACGCCGGGCGTTCAATGAACTGATGGCAAATGTCCAGTCGCAGCTTTCGCTGTCCGACGCCCAAGCCGCGCGCCTTGCCACCTCCCTCACCAGCGCATTCAGCGCGACGAACGCCGCTGATCAAGCAACTGCGGGCGGAGATCAAGGCCAAGGCAAAGGAAGCGCGGACGCTTGCGGCCAGGGTGGCGGAATATGAGGCCAGCAAGGCCCCGACGCCGATTGCGGACAAGCCGACGATTGAAAGCTGTGGCTTTGACGATGGCGTTTATGAAAAGGCGCTGGAGACATGGTTCGAGGGCAAAGCCGCCCGCGACGCCGAGGCCAAGAGAATTGCTGATGCGGAAACCGCGCGGCAAAACGAGTGGAAAGAAAAGTACACCGGATACGAGACGCAGAAATCCACGCTCAAGGTGCCGGATTTTGACGACGCCGAGGATATTGTTCGTCAATCCCTGAGCCGGGAGCAGCAAGCAATCATCGTGCGCAACATCGACAAGGCGGCAAGCTTTGTTTATGCGCTGGGCAAGTCCCCGGCGAAGGTTGCCGAACTGGCGGCATTGAAGGATTTGGACAAATTCACCGCCGCGATTGTGCGGCTTGAAGGGAAAGTGACCGTGACCGAACGTAAAGCCCCGCCACCCGAAACCCGCCTGCCAGGTTCTGCCGCTGGCGTTAGTAGCGCCTCGGCATCCAAGCTTGAAGCAGCCGAAAAGCGCGCTGAGTTGACGGGGGATAGAACTGAGGTTCTGCGCATTCGACAGGAATTACAACGGGCGGGCCGCAAGGCTTGACGCGGAAGCCTTGCGCGTGCAATAATATCACATAACGGCCTCCACTCTCCGTATTGAGTGCGTATCAATCGGCCCCCGGCCCCGTATGGCGTGAGATGAATGATAACGCAATCTCAAGTGGAGGCCAAAATGGCAAACGCATTTTCCAAGCAAGAAACCGCAATGTTCGACGATGTCTTGTCGGGCTTTTCGGACGCAATGGTTATGTCGAAGAACGTGACCGTCAATTCCTCTGGCGCTGACCCCCAGACCATCGAGCGTTCGCAAGGCGGGGCTTTTTGGCGTCCTATGCCGTACATTGCGACGGTGTATAACGGTATCGATCAAACCGCCAACTTCAAGGATTATACGCAACTGATGGTCCCCGCGACTATCGGCTTTCAGAAGTCAGTCCCCATCGCAATGTCTGCAACTGATGCAGGCGACCGCGATTATCAGATGAAGGCGATTTCGAAGTCGGCTGTTCAGGGCCTTGGTTCGGCTGTGAACCAAGCCGCGTTGAACGTTGTGGCCACCGAGGGTTCCGTCTTTGTCAAGCGCAGCGGCGTCGCAACTGGCTATGACGACTTGGCGATTGTTGATCCAGTCCTGAGCGAAACAGGCGTGCCGATTGATGACCGCGTGATGGCGCTGAACACTCGCGACTACAACGCGATGGCTGGCAACCTTGCATCCCGCCAGACATTCAGTGGCGAGGTGTCAAAGGCATATCACGACGCTTTCATCGGTAGCGGGATTGCAGGTTTCGATCTGTTCAAGATGGACACCGGCTATCGTCTTGCGGCGGCAGTTCCAGGCGCAGGCGTCACTGTCAACGGCGCAAACCAGCGTTATGTTCCCAAAGCAACCTCTACCGCTTCGTCGGGCGAGATTGCGCTTGTTGATAACCGCGTGCAGACCTTGGCTGTCACTGTTGGCGCGGCGGGTGCAATCAAGGCTGGCGATAAGTTTACCGTTGGCATCAACTCGGTTCACCCGATTACCAAGATTGACACTGGTCAGCTGAAGACCTTCACGATCAAGGCGATTTTGACTGGCGGTGGCACGGCTGGCGCAAACACCATCCAGATTTCGCCCCCTATCATCGCGGCTGACAGCGCCCCAACTGCTGCCGAATCCCAATACAAGAACGTCGTTGCTACCCCCGCTTCTGGCACTACGCTGACGTTCCTGAACACGGTTTCGGCGGGCGTGAACCCGTTCTGGCGCAGGGATAGCATTGAATTGCTGCCTTCTACGCCGGGCCAAAACCCCGGCGGAATTGACTTCCTGCGCGCATCGACCGATCAGGGCCTTACGATCCAGATGACACGTCAGGCGGCGATCAACGATCTTTCGGGGAAATACCGTTGGGATTGCTGGTTTGGCGTCGTCAACCTCAATCCTGAGATGAACGGGATTGAGATGTTTTCGCAAACATGATCTGGTGACATAACAAAGGGGCTGGCGGTTATCCTGCCAGCCCTATTTCGCAAAAGGAGCTGGGAATGGGCCTGTCTAAGCGGCAAATCATCGCGGGCGCTTTTAGCGAGTTGGGCATTGGGGCTTATGCCTATGACCTGCAGCCCGAACAACTCCAAGAGGCATTGCAGAAACTTGACGGCATGATGGCAACTTGGTCTGGTCGCGGTATTCGGCTGGGGTATTCGGGCGGCAATGGTTCCGGCGAGTTGGACGTTGAGACTGATGTTCCGGCTTGGGCTGATGAGGCTATGACGCTTGGGCTTGCGGTTCGCATCGCGCCTAGCTTTGGCAAAACACCGTCACTTGACACAAAGATTTCAGCGCATCAGGCGTTCCTGACGGTGCTTGGCAAAGGTACGCAATCGCGGTCGCGTAGCATGGCAGGCTATGCCGGGGCGGGCAGCGGGTATCGACAACTTGTAGCGCCGCGCGATGATATTCAGACGGGCTTCGATGGAATTTTGGATTTGGGGAGCGCCGGATAATGCCGACGATTAACGAACTCACGGCGGTCACGGCTTTAGCGGCTGGCGATCAATTCCCGCTCTATTCGTCTGGGGCTGGCGATACGCAGCGCGCGCCATTGTCGGTGCTTGCGGATTATATGCAGAATAACCTGACCCTGCCAAGCAACAGCATGACAGAGCAATTCGCAGCCCCCCTGACCGGCACGACCGTGACCGTGACGCTGGGCAACACGTGGCTTCTGCTTTCACCGGCTGGCACGATTGCGGCGCTGACTGTGGTTCTGCCTGCGGGCGTTGATGGTCAAGAGGTGCTAGTGACATCCACGCAGATCATCACGGCGCTGACTGTTGTCGGCATTGGCGCGCCTACGTCGATGGTCGCGAACGGCTTTTGGCGCATGAAGTACAACGGCGTCATGTCGGCTTGGTATCGGGTGGGTTAATGACCGCAATCCCGATCCTGAGCGGCATTACGGCGAGCGGAACAGACTTCCGCACGTCGTTCCCGCTTAATCTCATTCCGGTGCCCAAAGAGACTGGCGTTTCGCCGGGGTATCTGCGGCCAGCCGAGGGGATTGTTGCGCAGGGCGTCGGGCCGGGGTCGGACCGTGGCGCGGTGCGGTGGAATGACAGGCTTTATCGCGTGATGGGCGGCAAGCTGGTGCTGATCGATGCTTTCGGCGTTCTAACCGAGGTGGGCGATATTTCTGGCACGAACTTCTGCACCTTCGACAATTCATTCGACTATCTGGCTATCAATGGCGGGGGCAACACGTACCTCTATAACGGATCGACCCTAACGCAAATCACAGACCCAGATTTTGGGGTGAGTTTGGACGTTGCTTGGGTCGATGGCTATTTCATGTCAACGGACGGGGAGTTTCTGATCACGACCGAAATCAGCAACCCGTTCTCGGTCAACCCGCTGAAATATGGGTCTTCGGAAATCAACCCTGACCCTGTTGTATCGCTGCAAAAGCTTCGCAATGAGATTTACGCTGTCAACCGCTACACAATCGAGGTGTTTGACAACATCGGCGGAACGGGGTTTCCGTTTGGCCGCATTGACGGTGCGCAGATCCAGAAAGGCGCGGTGGGCGCGCGGGCGTGTTGCGAGTTTATGACGGCTATTGCGTTTATCGGCGGGGGGTTTAACGAGCCGACTGCGATTTGGGCGGGCGCTGCGGCATCGGCATCAAAGCTTTCCACGCGGGAGATTGACGATCTATTGCGGGAATACGACGACGAAACCTTGGCCGATGCGGTTATGGAAAGCCGCGTGGACCGTGGCCATGAGTTTCTATATATCCACATGCCAAACCGCACGCTGGTTTATGATGGCAGCGCATCGCAGGCATTGCAGCAACCCGTATGGTTCATTTTGCAATCTGGCATCACGCCAGGGGGCTATAAGGCGCGCGGGATGGTCTGGTGTTATGGCCGGTGGAACGTCGGCAACCCGTTCAATAGCGAATACGGTTATCTGGATGAAACCATTGGCTCGCACTATGGCGAGTTGACGCAATGGGAGTTTTCCACGCCCATCGTGTTCAACGATGGCCGGGGCGTAATTGTTCACGATCTAGAATTGATTGCGCTTACTGGTGATGTTGCTTTCGGCGATGAGCCGATGATCGGCACTGATTATTCTCTGGACGGCGAAACATGGTCTCAGCACAAATACATCCGCGCGGGTCGTTCTGGCAATCGGTCCAAGCGGCTTGTGTGGTATCAACAGGGTATCCTGCAATCTTGGCGGGTTCAGCGGTTTAGCGGCGATAGTCGGGCGCACTTGGCGTTCGCGCGCCTTGAGGCCAGAATGGAGCCGCTGGC